CGCTACTGGCGTCACGGCCATCATCGACAAATTCACCGCAACCAATTACAGCGCAACCGCTGCAACGATCAGCGTCAATTTGGTCACTGTATCTGGGTCAGCGGGCAATCTAAACTTGATCACCAAGACCAAGACGCTTCAAGCATCTGAGGTCTATACTTTCCCCGAACTGGTGGGCCAAGTGCTGGGCATAGGCGACTTTATCAGCACCATCGCAGGCACTGCCACATCCATCAACATGCGCGTCAGTGGCCGTGAGGTGACATGATCCATCACCACTTCAGCGCAGGCGTCTATGCCAAAGAAACCCGCATCCCGGCGGGGTACGTTTTGGTTCAGCACGCCCACAAGCATGACCACTTATCCATCTTGGCCAGCGGGTCTGTTGAATTGGCGGTTGATGGTGAGAAATCAGTTGTTCATGCGCCTGCCTGTCTGACAATTGTTGCAGGCAAGCATCACGGCATAAAATCAATTACAGACGTTGTGTGGTATTGCGTACACGCCACCGATTGCACAGATGAAAATGAGATCGACGAAATGCTGATTGAATCTGGCAACATAGAAGAAATGAAAGAGTTGGCTGAAAGCCTTAAGGAGTAAATTATGCCTTGGTCATTTATTGTCCCCGCTGCGGTCAGTTTGTTTTCTGCAAGCCAGAACCGCAGCGCCGCGTCGCAAGCATCTGATGCTGCTGCTCAAGGAGCTGAGCGTTCGCAAGCGTTGCAATACCAGATGTTTAAAGAGCAACAAGCGTTGCAAGAGCCTTGGCGTGCAGCAGGCGTTAACGCATTGGGGCAAATGCAACAGCAATATGGCAATATGCCTGCGGCGTTTACGGGCAAGGTTGATCTGACGCAAGACCCTGGGTATGCGTTTCGATTAGCGGAAGGCGAAAAAGCATTGGGGCGAAATGCGGCGGTACGAAGCGGCGTAATTTCTGGCGGTGCGTTAAAAGCCGCGCAACGCTTTGGGCAAGACTATGGATCGCAAGAATATGGAAATGCTTTTAACCGAGCGCTGACGGGCTACAACGCTAACGTAGCGCGCGAGAATCTGGGCTACAACCGTTTGGCATCTATGGCCGGCTTGGGCCAGACTTCGGCCAACACGCTTACAAACGCGGCGGGTTCGTATGGCACGAATGTCGGCAACGCCATGGTCAACCAAGGCGTCAATGCAGGCAACGCAGCCATGGCTGGGACACGGGCGATGACGTCCGCGTATGGTGATATTGCCAATCTGTATGGCCGCACAAGCCCTAACTTCAGTAACTTGTACGGAGGCGGCGGCGGTCAAGGTAGCTATGAATATGGCGGTCAAACTTGGGGCGGCACGCCAACGGATTCTTGGTACGGTTAAAGGATAAATCATGGCACTTGACTTTGGAATTCTTCAGCCCGCAAACATCAGCGGTCAGCTTCAAGCTGGCCAAGAGTCTGCCATGCGCAACCAGTTGGCCCAGCAGCAGTTGGCGTCGGGGCGCACTGAACAAGAAATGTCTCAGATGAAATTGTCAGAACTCAAACGCAACACTGCTGCGCTTGAAAGTATGCAACGTAAGTTTCTTGAAAATGGCAAATCTGATGACATGGACGCTAACTATGACGCCATGATTTCGTCAGGTATTCCGCATTTCATGGACATTGGAATTAAGGCAAAACAAACTTTGGCCCAGACTCGCATAGATTACGCAACCATGGGTCTGCCAATGCCGTCGTATTTGCAACCTAAAGGTCAAGCTGCTGCGGCTGGCGCGCCTGCGCTTAACGTGGTGTCGCGTAATGAAGGCGTCCCGCAGCCTGTACCCGCAGCCTCAGAAGACCGCTTGGGCGATTTCATTTCACAGATTGAAGCAAAGCAAAACGCGCCTATGCCTATGCCTGCGGTGACCGGTCGTCCCATTCAGCCTGAGCAAGCACTCAATGTGGTATCACGCAGCGAAGGTTCGCCGTCGCCGATTCCCACCGCCAACATGCTTGCCCCCGCCGCTGCGCCAGCAACCAACATGCTTGCGCCCCCACCTGCTGCGCCTGCCAACGCTTTGGCTGCGCCAGGAATGTCGGCTGAAGAACAACGCGCGCGAACAATGCTGTTGTCGCAGAACCCCGGCGTTAGAGCAGCAGGTCAAACAGAACTAAACCGTTTAATGACGTTGCACACTTTGGCTCCCGGTAGTTCGTTGAGAGACGCCAGCGGCAGGATAATTGCGCAAGCACTTGAAAAACCGCCCGCGCCGCCGTCTATGGTGGCCGAATATACGTTTGCCAAAACACCAGATGGCGGCAATTTCAAAGGGTCGTATCAAGACTTTGTTACCGCGCGCGCTGCGGCTGGCCGCGCGCCGCGCCCCGAGGCAGCGCCTCGCACGCAGCAAGTAACAATGAGCGACGGCACGTTGGGCATCATGAACATGGATACCGGCGCGGTTACGCCCAGTACTATGGGCGGCGTGCCAGTTAAAGGTAAGCCTTCAGCGTTTGCAGAAAAGACGGCAGCGCAACAAAAGCAAATGGGTAGAGACCTTAGTTTTGCGATTACACAACTAGGCGACGTCACAAAAGACGGCGGTTTGATTGACCAATCTACGGGTAGCGGCGCGGGGCGATTGGTTGATATTGGTGCAGGCTTTGTCGGCCAAGCAACAAAAGGTGCAATTGCTATTGGGAAGATCGCGCCGATTGCAGACTTAGTGTTAAAAATGGTTCCCCGGTTTGAAGGCCCGCAGTCAAACAAAGACACTCAGTCTTACAAAGAAGCTGCGGGTCAATTGGCCGATCCTACGCTCCCCACAACGATCAGAAAAGAAGCGGGTAAAACTGTTCTTCGCATAATGACAGAGCGCAAAAATCAATTTGTAAGTAACGATATGGCTGCGGAAGGCGCGGCGGCTGGCGGCGGGGTCATTGACTTTGGGAGCCTAAAATAATGGATGTCCGCTTGCCTGACGGCACAGTCATAAAAAATGTCCCTGACGGCATGTCCAAGGCTGATCTTACGGCCAAGCTAAGCGCCAATGGGTATGACATAAGTAAACTGGAAGCACCGCCCGCGTTAAGCGGCGGGGGCATTCCTGGCCCTCGCGCAGCCCCAACCACATACGAAAAAGTTCGCGAGTTTGTTGCGCCTACGGTTGAAGCGTTAGGCGCGGCTGGAGGCGCAGCGTTGGGTACGCCATTAGGCCCGCTGGGTATGGTAGGCGGTGCAGGCTTGGGGTACGGCATGGCCAAAGAAGCGCTTAACTTGGCCGACATATACATAGGTGGCAAAGCACCACGCGCTGGCGCTGAGGCGGTTGTAGAGCCTGTCAGAAATGTCCTTGAAGGCGCAACGTATGAGGCCGGCGGGCGTGTTGCGGGTAATTTAATTTCAGCCGGCGTAGGTAAGGTTGCTGATCTGCGCCAGTTGGCGCAACAAAAAGCAGCCAAGTTGGCGCAAGCTGCCGTAGGCAATGATTTACCCCAAGTGGTCAACGCATTGCGAACGGCGTCGCCAACAAGTAGCGTGGCTGAGTTAACAGCCAAAATTGAAAATCCCACTTGGCAAGCATTGATTCAAGATGCGTTGCAAAAAGACCCGCAATTTCTGCGCAAAATGCGTTTGATGGGTGAAGCCGAGTCCACCAATGCGCTGGCTCAATTGGCTGGCGGCACGACCGCTGCGGCGACCAGAGGCACCACAGAAGCTGCTAAGAATGCGCTCAACACAGTTACTGGCCCGGCCCGTGAAGCTGCGTTGGCGCGGGGGAATTTAGGTAAAACAGTGTCCGCGTATGAAACTGAAGCTGAGCGATTGGCGCGTGCTGCGGCAGGTAAAGTTGAAGAAGTAAGGTTTCTTGAAGGAGCTAAAAACGTGGCCGAGCAGGCCGCAGCGCGTGTGCCAGTTCGCACGCCCAGCGGCGAGCGCATTGGCCAACCCCTTATGCCTGGACGATACAGCTACCCCGCCGACTTGGCCAAACAAGCGGAAGTTTGGTCTTCGCAGGCAGCTACCGGTTCGCTTGATCTTGGCCAAGGCGCACGTTTTGCGCAAGGCGCTGCGGACGCCATGCGGGCGGTTGGAATTAAACCGCTAGAAGCAAAACCATTGATTGAACAAATCACTGCCGTGCTGTCTAACCCTAAATCGGGTATCCCCGGCAATGACGTGCTTGAAGGCGCGGTTAAAAACGTGGCAAATGACATTGCCAAGTGGACTAACAACGCCGGCATAGTTGACATGTATGCGCTAGAAGCAATTCGCAAAAATTCAGTTAACGCAGCCATTCAGCAATTGCGCCCCGGCGCAGACGCTACGACCCAGCGTAATCTTGCATCAAGTGTCTTGGCCAAGATTCGCCCCCTAATCGACGACGCTATTGAGTCGTCGGGCGGCGCCGGGTGGAAACAATACAACGCTGACTACACCAAAGGCATGCAAAGAATTGCCGAGAAAAAATTGGCTGGCGAAGCGCTTCAAATGTGGAAGACCAACAAAGATGCGTTTGTGCGCCTGGTGCAAAACGAATCACCTGAAACAGTTGAAAAAATCCTTGGCAAAGGAAACTACAACATTGCCACTGAGTTGGCCGATAGCACGTTAAAACTGCTAGAAACGCAAGCGCAAAAACACTTAACGCAAATGTCAGTGAAAGAGCAAGCCACTGAAGGTCAAAAGGCGTTGACGCAATTGGTCTCCCAACAGACGTCAAACTTCAGATTTCCTTCTTGGTTAAATTTTTGGACTACCGCAGGCAATCAAGCCATCAGCGAATTGGAAAAGAAAATTGGCACTAAGAGCATGAAGGTGCTGACCGAAGCCGCCAAGAGCCCTCAAACCATGGCTGATTTGCTGGAAAGATTGCCCGGCGCAGAGCGCAATCGCGTCGCGCAATTGTTGTCCAATCCCCAAGGTTTGACGCAGAAGCTGACTGCGCCGGTGACCATTGGTGTCACCAATGCTTTGGCTCCAGCGTCGGAAAATCAAAACGCTTTGACCCAATGATGGACTACCAAATACTATTCAACATCGCCGTGGCCATCGCCGGGTTTTTCGGCGGGTGGACGCTCAACCGCATCTACATCGCCATCGACCGGTTGGACGGCGACGTGCGCAGCATGCCGCACGACTACGTGAGCCGCGACGACTACAAGGCCGACATCCGCGAGATGCGCGATTTGCTGGGCAAAATTTTCGACAAGCTCGACAACAAGGCTGACAAATGAAATGGATCCCATCACGGCTTTTGCCCTGTGCAAAAGCGCCTACGAAGGCATAAAGGGGTGCATATCGGTCTATCAAGACCTGAAGAAGACGGGCAACGACCTGTCCAAGATCACCAGCGAAGTCGGCGGTGCCTTGTCCAGTTTCTTTAAAGGCCATGCCGAGCTTGAGGCCAGCCATGAGAAAGCGCAAGTTCAACGTGAAGAAGGAGTCAAAGACGACCTGGCCACACAGGCCATAGACAATGTGATGTATCTGCGCCAGACCAAGCAGTTCTACGCCGATTTGGAGAAAATGGTGCGCTGGGAGATGGGGATGCCCGACCTCTGGCACGACATTGTGGAAGAATACCAGCGCTTGCTGGATCAAAAATCGGAACAAGCGGCGCGTGAATTGCACGAAAAACGGGTAAAGGCATGGCGGCGACAAAGATTAAAAAATCAAATAGCGGACAGAGCGCTGGAAACGGTGCTGGTTCTTTTCGTGGCCGCTTACCTGATCTGCCTAATGTGGATAATCAGTCTTCATCATCGGGGCCGCTTGGCTACGTTTTTGTCCTGATACTATTTGTGATTGTGTTTGCGTTGCTGATGCCTGTCATCGGCCTGATGTATGTGGACACCATGGTGGTAAAGCGAGAGGCCAAGGCCCAAATGGAAAAGACCGAAAAACTGCGAAAGCAGATTGAAGACGAAAGGAAGAGCGATGTCGGAAAAACTGGAAGCCAAATCGGCCCTCATTGAAAAAACGGCTTTTGCCCTTTTGCCCATTCTGTTCACCTGTGTCGTGTACCTGATGAATGCCCTCTCCACCCTGGCGCATGAGGTGACCATCCTGAACAACAAGATCAGTCTGGTGGTGACCTCAGACAATAAGCAGGCCAGCAACACTGGAGCGGAGCTTGCCCGCGAGAAATTGCGCCAAGACTTGGAAAAAGAAGTGCAAAAAAACCGGGATGACATTCAAGTCAACCGGATGCACATCGCCATTCTTGAAGAAAAAATTGGTGTCACTCAACGCATAAAAGGAAAATAATGCTCACTCTATTCTCATCCCTCATCAGTTTTCTGATGGGCGGCCTACCAAAAATCCTTGACTTCATTCAAGACCGCGCCGACAAGAAGCATGAGCTGGCGCTTGCCGCCATGCAAACCGAGCGCGAGCTGACGCTAAAGAAAGCTGGCCTGGAGGCGCAGGAGCGCATCGAGCACATCCAGACCGAGCAGATCCAGATCAACGCCGAGGTCACCAACAACCAGACGGCCATGCAAGAGCGCCAGGCGCTCTATGCGCACGATGTAGCGCTGGGCCAAGGGGCAAGTACCTGGGTGATCAACATGCGCGCAGCGACCCGCTCAGTGATCACCTACGGCATGTTTATCATGTTCATGTTCGTTGAAGTGTTTGGCTTTTACTACGCTTGGCACACAGACGTGGCGTTTACGGTGGCGCTTGACCAACTGTGGGACGATGAGACCCAGATCATTTGGTCTTGCATCGTTAGCTTCTGGTTTGGTGGCCAAGCATTTAAGTCGAAATGAACGTCAGCGCCAAAGCTGTTGAGATGATCCAGCACCATGAAGGCATCAGGTACAAGGCGTACCGGTGCCCAGCAAAACTTTGGACAGTAGGAGTCGGACATGTACTTTACCCAGATCAAGCAAAAATTCCAATCGATCAAAGAGATGCTTACCCGCTTCGCCCAGAAGACAATCGCACGTTTTCAAAAGACGAAGTAGATGGAATTCTCAGAAGCGATCTCCAGCGCTTTGAGCGCGGTGTGGAGCAACTTATTCCTGTCGCCCTTACCCAAGGCCAATTCGATGCTTGCGTCAGCTTTGCTTTCAATGTTGGTCTGGGAACGCTACAGCGCAGCACCTTCCGTCAGAAGGTTATTCGCGGAGAAAAAGACGCGGCCGTAGCGTCGCTGTTGCAATACTGCAAAGCCGGCAGCAAGGTGCTCAAAGGGCTTGAAAACCGCCGCAAAGACGAAGCCGCGCTATTCTTGCATCCATAGCAATATTTGAACGAATACCCAGGCGACTGCCATCACAACGGCAGCGCCCAAACACAAGATTAAAAACAATCCGATCACATAACCCCCCGCATTTCCCATCCTGCTAAAAAGTAGTTCCATCTGCCTTGCATAGCGGGGTTGGTGTACTTGTCGCCGGTCATGGCCAAGTCAGCGTCGGTGTAACCCTTTGATGACATCAGGGCGTGAAATACTTTACGTGCTTTCATTCTTGTTCTCCTTGAGTTTGGCTTCAATGGTCAACACATTGATGCAGTACGAATAGCTTTGCTAATTCATACATCCATATAGCGTGTTGATTGTCAACATTTGATGAAAGTGTTTTTAATTCATCATCTTCATAAAACAGCACAACGCATGATTGTTCAGGCTGTATGCGTTCTATTGCATGG